TGTTTCTCTGATTGAAAAGGCATTATTTTACATGTATGTTTTTAACATCTTTAGTAGATGTAGAAAAAGAATCACCTTTTGGATAGTCTTCATCTACTACACTTTCAATAGGACCACCATGTACTTGAGGTCCTTTACGAGCAGCACCAAAACCTTGACCTGTTGGTTTACCTGTAACTTCTTCTAAGTTAGCAGGATATCTTAATAAGGTATATGGTCCTGGAATATTACTTTCTTTTCCCATTGTTCTTTTTCCTTTTCTTTTTTTTCTTTTTATTATTTGGTTTAATTATTTCTTGTCTTATATTAGCTCTTCCTATTGTCACTAATTAGCTCCTTGAATAACTGTATCAGGTCCTCCTCCAGGATTTGCTGGAGTTTCCATATCATCTCGTCTTGTACGTCTTGCTTGATTACGTAAAGCATCTATTGAATTTTTATATTGTGCTTCCCATAGTGGAGTGTTATTCCAACTTTTCATAAACATAGTTGCTTCTATCATACATGCATTAAATAAAGCATTATAACAAAACTCACTAAAATAATTTGATGTTGTTGCACTTGTACCTGTAGCACTTGATAAGGCTAAAGGACTTTTAGTATAATGTACTTCACCCACTACAGTAGAAGCTGGAGTAGGTACTATATAAATTTCTGTATTATTTTTTCTTGAATAATATCTAGGTGTACCTGTTGAGGTACTAGCATAGGGCCAGTAGTCTATTGCATATTCGTAAGGTCTTTGTAATAAAGGTATAATATTAGAAGATGCACTTGTTTTATAAGTTACATTACGAACTACTAAAGCTCCACTTGGTAATGTTACATTTGGATTACCAGTTGAAAGTGTAACAGATGTATAATAATCTAATCCTGAATCATCTAATTCTTTTACTAAACGATCTTCAGCTCGATTAACAAAGTAAGAAATTTGATCTGCAAATTCTGTTGAATCATTTTCTGATGTATTTATAATATCAGTTTTTAAATATGAATAAGCTGGCATAATCTTATCCTACTATTAAAGTTAAGCCTGCACCATCTGCTGGCATTGATGCACTTATTGTACCATCAAATTGTACTCCGAGTTCTCCTATATAAATATCTGCTCCACTACTAGCTGCAACTTGAAATTTAATTTGACTTCCTTTTGAGTCTTGTAAATCAAATGTACCTGCTACTGTAGACTCAGCATGAATTGCTATTACACGACTTTTACCTTGATTAGCATAAACAACTCCACTTGCTGCTTTATAATGTGATTTATAATTTCCTGCCATTTTATTTCCTTCTTAAAAGCTGGAGAGATGGAATAACTCGCACCTCTCCAGAATTATTAGTATTTAGGTTCCAGCATTCCCATACCAGCCTCTCCAATCAGAAACACCGAAAGAGTATCTTTCACGTGCTTTAAATCGAAGATTGCCAGTATCAAAATCTGGTTCCATTTTAGTTTGTAAAGGTGTTCTAATAAACATTTTAGTGCTATTTGGAACATCAGTTTTTACCCACCAAGCATCTCCATCATTGAATCTTCTATTTACATAGAAACCATTAGGGACCATACCCATATGGCGAATTGGGTTGATGTCGTTATCAGCACTACTGGCTTTACCAGGAGTACTTAATACAACATCAGCTAAATTCCAAGAATCAACAGGAACATGCAATGACATAGCACTAGCTCCTACTAAAATACCTCGATCATCTTTAGTCTTTTGAACTTGAGTTAAAGTTGTTTCGAGTGTACTTTGAGCAAGATCAGCTGCAGTACCATCATTTGCATAGTTGCTTTGTGTTCCAGCAACAACTGTTGGGTGAGATGCTGAAATAAATGCAACACCATCCCCTATTGCAGAATTACCAGCAGTAAAAGCATTGTTAAACAAATCAGCAGCTTTTACCTGCTTAGTGTTTGCCATTGCTCTTGCTAGTCCTTTTGCACGTAACTTAGCGAAGGTATCATAGAGGTTATCCTCCATTGCTTCTTCTGTTACTGCAAAAGCTAATGCAATTGTTTCGTTAGTATAACGTGCAGTATAAGACTCTGTTGCATCATCATAAATAACTGCAGCACCTTCATTCTTAGTTGGTGCTGTTCCAAAACCTGTGAAGAGTACTTCTTCTTCAAAGGCACGATCTGAGTTCTCTATATCATATAAAGACTCATGTTCATTATTAACATCTCCGTACTCCAATCCGAAAACTGCATTCAGTCCAGGAAGGAGTTCTTTACTAATACTAGCTCTATTTATAGCCATTTAATTATTCCTTTCTAGCTTATACAGATGTTGAAACTTGAGCTTTAACAAAATTACTTCTGTGTCCACTAAGCCAAACTTCAACAATTGGATATTGATCAAGAGAACTTACATTCCCACCTACTGAGGCTCCGTCATACATTTTACGTCCAACAATTCTAGCGTGAGCACCGATTTCAACGGCAGCTCCAACTGGAGCACCTACTAAACGATAAGTAGATTGACCAGTAATTGTTGATCCAGCAGAGGCATTAGTAACTGTACAAGTATAACTACTTATAATTCCTAATTCCCCATCAGATAAAGTAGCATCTGACTGGATATAATATGTTTGTGCAGGATCAGTAATGACATGTAACTTAACATCAGAAGCAGACGTTGCTCCTGTCCAATGACGAGAGAATTTTGGTTCTCCGTCTTCTACATAAGTACATCCTTGGAAAACACCTGAAGGTTTTAATGAAGTTGCTGCAAGAGGTGTAATAGTACCTGCTGTATCAATAACGATCATATCGCCTGTATAGATATTCTTAGGAAGTAGTGCTGTTATAGCATATGCAGAATTGGAAACAGGTTGAACTAACTGTCCAAATGCTTCTGTATTCGCTTGACCATCTCTTTTTCGAACTGGAAGAAAACCAAACGGATTAAGACTTGTAGCCATTTTAATTTCTCCATATTCTAATTATAAAAATGTAAAAAGATTATCCCTGAAATTGAGGGGTTCTTCCTTTTACAACTGTAGATTTAGAGTTATTACTAATTGGCATACGTGAGTTGGAAGATTTCATTAATTGTGAATTTACTGCCTCCATCTGTTCTACCGATTTTTTCTTGTAAAACTCTTTTTTAGCCTCTAGCTTTTTTGTAGGTATTTTACCTAACGCCACATCTCCACGACTGATGACTCCAGCATAGCGACCATCCTTCCTTACGAAAGAAGTTGCACTCATTTCAGGAACTTCTGTAGGAGTAACAAATTCCCAACCCTGATTCATTTTTTTACCAACATTCATGTAGTCATCACTACCTTTCATGTCAATACGTAACCAACCAAGTGTTAAACCTTGATCTTCAAATCTCTGTTTTACATTTTCAGGAATTGAAGTTGCATTAGGTTCTTCATATGTATAATCTGTTTCTTCTCTAGTTTCAGTTTTTCTGTTCTGAGTACTACGTGTATTTAATCGTGTCATATTATCCTCCACGTTTCATATTAATAGTTGTATACTCGCCTTCAGCTTTTTCTGTTTTAAGCTTTTCAGCAGCATACTGTTCAAGTGGTATACTCCATTTATTAGCTAATCTTATATCTCCTTGAGATAGTTTAACTTTTTTAGAGTTAGGAGAGGAACGTGAACTCCCTGATACAACTTGAGATGGTGTTGACGGACCATCTGTACGAACTGGTTCTTCAGCAACAGTTTCTGTTTTAAATTTATGAGGAAACGCTGCTGTAATTCTTTTATTAACTTGATTATAAAAATCGGGATCTTCTGGTGTATATCCTTCATTTTTTAATTCAGCATCAATAGCAAGTGCAGATGCTGTCATTATATTATCTTTTCCAAACCACTCATTTTGTTCAGCCCAATCTTGTGCTCTTGGATCTGGAGTAGCTTGCATCTGTTGTTGTGGTGCTACTTGAGGCTGTACTGGTTGTTGGGTTTCATCTGGAAACTGTTGTTTTGTTATATGTAAATTTTTTAAATCTGCTTGAGCTTCATTTAAAGATTCTTGAGATTTTAAAAGTCTTTCTTTATCTTGACTTTCAAAAGCTTCTAAGTAAGAATTTCTAGCTAAATCAACTTTATCATTTAATTGTTTTTCAGTTGCTTCTAAATTTAACTTACTAACTTTATTAAAATTATTTCTTTCTGCAGTAGATTGATTTTTTAATGTTTCATTTGTTCTAATTAGATTTTGAATTTGCTCATCTCGTTCTTTTCTTTGACGAATAAGATATCTTATTCTTTTTTGAGCACCTTCAGTTTCAATACCTTTTAATTCTTCAGGATTTTCTTCTTGTACTTCTGGTTCTTTCTTTTTTACTTCTGGTTCTTTAGAAGCTTGAACTTCTTCTTGTTGTTCACCTTCTATTTCATATTGAACTTTTTCTTCTTTATTTTCTGTTTCTGGAACTTCTACTTCATTCCATTCTTCTTTATCTGCCATGTTATCCTCCGTTGTATACGACACAAACGTATTACGTATTATTGTTATTACTTATATTATACCACACTTTTTCCTATAATGCAAGTTTAAAATGAACCTTTTGTTAAATTAAATGTTGGATCTAAATCTGTAGGATCTTCAACTTTCATAATTACTTGATCATCAAATAATAATAAAAGTCTTACTCCTTTATAAAATAGTTTTTGTCCAACATGTTTACCATAAGCAACATAATCATTTTTCTTACACCATGCACCAACTGGAAATTTATCTTGATCTTGGTACGCTAACTCTCCAAGTTTTAATACTCTTCCAACTGTTGTTAAATATGATATATCTTCTCGTGTTGAATCAGGTAAAAGAATTCCTCCTTTTGTAGTTTCTTTAATACTAATAGGTCTTACAAGAATATGATATCCAGGAAGTTCTGGTAAAACTTTTGGATCTTTATTATCATCATCTGTAATCCATAAATCATTCTTTATACTTTTTCCTAAAGCTACTTGTTGCATTAATTATCATCCTCTTCAGCATAAGTTCGTTTTTTAATTATATCTTTTAAATTTTGTCTAGCCCATTCTATGCCATAAATAGAACCAACAATTTGCTTATAGTGTGCATGATCTTCTGCTGATCCTGAACCTAATTGATTTTTTAAAATTTGAATCTCCTCACCATAAGCTACTACGACTTCATCCCATATATCCATTTAATTAAAGCTCTGCACATACATAGCAGTTAATCTCTAATCCAACAGATACTTCTTTTATATTAGGTGTTTTCCACATAATATATCCTTTCTATATAATATTGGGCAGTAAATGAATACCACCCAATATTGGTTATTAATTTTAACTATCTGTAAATGGTGTTGCTAAAGTTGCATCACCCATCAAGAATGCTTCAACAAACCATGTTGTTGTGTTTGTTCCTGTAAGTCTAATCCAACCACCTGTTAACCAACCCTGTTCAATAGATCCAAGATCAATAACATCATTGGATGCTGCTGGGTTAAAGCTTTGGTTGTCACTAGCTACTCCTGCATCATATACGACAGCAGTTCCTAAGAAACCATCTGTTCCATCAGTTGTTGCAGTTTTAATTTGACCTGCACCTGAAAAGGTAGTTTCTACAAAAAAAGTATATGTAATACCTGCTGCAGGTGTTGGTAATGTTACAACAATACCTGCTGCTCTATTAAAACCATAAATAGTACCAGAATCAGCAGAAGTTATTATCTTTGTAGCATCTGTAATTGATTCATAATCTGATAAAAGATTAGTTGCACCAGTCATCTTCATTGTACCAGTACCAGAAACATTACCACTAGAATCAACAGTAAAATTATCGGTAGCAACATTTGTAGATGAATTTATACTAATCTGTTTAAATCCATTTTCAGAACGTATTGCTCCATTAAAAGTTGTGTTTGCCATGTTTTTCCTCCTTAGAAAAAATTAAACTTATCGTCTTGGCTTGTCTGCTAGGGCAGTCGATAAGCTGTAAAAATCCCTAGTTAAAATTAATAGTTAGTTAAAGAATCAGGATCTTCTCTTAAAACTCTAGTTTTTCTTAAACCAGTAGCACCATCATCTAAAGATTTTTTTGCAAAATCTCCAAATGTATCTCTACCTTTAGAAACATGATTCTTTGTACCAAATTTATTAGTAGCATTATCTCCTTTAACGTAATTAGAACCTTTCTGTAATTGAGCTGATCCTGCTCCGTCATTTGGGTAATGTACTCCTACATATTGTGGCATTTTATTTCTCCTCGTTTTTAGTTATATTATTCATTTGTTCCATTAACTGTAATGTTAATTGTGCTTCATCTTTTTCAGTTTGTCTTTCAGATTTATCAACATCTTGTAAACCTTTTAAATGTACGTGTTGTCCTTTTAATTCTATCTCAGCTTGTTTAACTGCTGATTGATTTAAAAGTTTTTGTTGTTCTAATTGAATCTTTTCTTCTTCAATAGCCATCTTAGCCATAATATCCATTTGTTTTAAAGCTTCTCTACTTATTCTATCAGCATCACCCTTTTTCATTTTAGCTGATATAGTAACACCTGCTGTTTGAGCATCAATCATTTGTTGTTGACGTTTTAATTCAAGCTCTTGCATATCTAAAGCCATCTCAGCATTTTCTTTTACAGCACTAAGTTTTAATTTTTCTTTTTCAAGTTCAACTCTTGCTTGTTCTAATGTAACCATTTGTTGTTCAGGTGATTGAGCTTGTGCTGTAGCCATATTTGCATTAAGAACATCTTTTGCAGCAGCTGCCATAATAGCTTCAAGAGCTGTTGGAGAACGCTGTTGTTCAGGTAGTTGTTCAAGCATTACTTGTGTTGTACCATTAATTTGTTCTTGATATTTCATTATAGAATGTTCTTGTACATTAGCTTCAATAACTGGACGTAATCGTTGCATAATAGGATTAGCACCATTCATAGGATCTTGTAAGTATGCCATCTTTACTTGTATATGAGCATCATGGTTTTGTCCTGGAAATGCTGCAATAGGCATACCTTTCGTTGCTGCTGTAATATCAGATACAGGGTCCATAGGTTGTGGCTTTGGTTCTGGTGGTAGAATCTCTTCCATGTTTGGCATATTAGCAGCATTAAGAATTGTTCTATTTAATGCATCTAAATTAAACATTCCTGGTGGAGATTGTTGTGCCATTTGTAAAGCCATATTAGCTAACATCATTCTATGAGCATTGCTTGGTATATTTGGATCACTTACTGGAAGAACATCTACAACGCCATCAAAATCTTTTTTGAAAATACTTCTACTTTCATTTGGAACATCATAGGGATATTCTGTTGGTAAGTAATCATAATCTATTTTTGCAAGAATTTTAAATTCATTACGTTGAGCATTGTGAAGTCGTTTATGTATTGCTGAAAAGAATTTACTAGATGCTTCTAATAAAGCCATAGTTGTTCCAACAGGTCCATAGGAGGCAGCATCAGAAATTACTTGTTCTGTACTGTCTGCAAACTTCTGTCCAGCAGTAGTTACAAATTGAAGCATATTGTATAGTGTTTGGGAAGGCTCTTTGTAAGGGAGAGGTATAATAGCCTTTGAGAGATCTATACCTGTTGCTTCAACCTCCTTAAACTCGCCAGGAGCAATTGGATCGTTATCGCCAACCATCCTTACTCCTTTAGCTTTAAATCCTCCAGGTAAATTTGAGAACTGTGCAGCATCTACAAGGTTACGCATTGCAGCAGTAGCTGTCATAGTTAAATTACCAAGGAAATGTATAAGACCAAGACCATAAAATCCAAATCCAGGAACGAATCTATAGTGTACAAAGTGAATTCGTTTTTCTTTTTGTGGATCATCAGATTCATAATTTCTTCGAATACTTAATATCTGTCTTGATTCTTGTTCAACTGTTACAATGTATGGAGCATACTCTCCTTCTTCTGTTTCAGAATCAGAAATATCTAATTGAACATGTTGTTCTAATAAAACATATTGTGGATCAGAATCTGCTGTGGGAGATAAACCTAGTATTGTATCCATTTTAGATGCAAAAGAAGTAAGTGTTGGATTGCTTGCTTCTGGTAATTCTACATCTGAATAAATTCCAGAATCTAAATCTTTTTGCATATCAATAGGATTCTTATAAATTATATGTGTATATCTATCAGCTTTACGTAAATCAGATGCATAATAAGATACATAGAATTGATCTATAGGAACAAATTCTGATACAGGTCTTTTTAAATTTTCATCATAATAAACTTTTTTAAAGGCAGAACCTATTAATGGTAAATGAAATAACATTCTTTCCATCTCATCAAAGTATTCTGGCATCTGTTCTGTTAATTGATAGTTCATAAAGTTTTGAACACGATTAGCTTGTTCTTGTTTTTGAACAGATTGCTTACCTAATATCTGTGCTTTAACAGGGCCACTAGATGGAAATAATTCTTGTGAAGCTTTTGCTTGGAATTTTACTGCAGATTCTATTAGTAGTGGATGAACTGCTGTACATGCACCTTCAAAAGGTTCACTAGCATCTTCTAGTTTTAATCCTAATAAATCAAATCCTCTTTCAAACATAGATTCCCACTCACCTCTGGAATCTTTATCAGATTGAAAATTATCTAATACATTATTACTAATGGATGTTAAATCTTGGGGATCTATATTATCTGCAATATTACCATACCATTCTTCTGCAGACATTTCTTCTTCTGTTTCTGTCTCTTGATCAAAATTAACAATGACTCCCCCATCATCAGATAATTCAAAAGTTGTTTCAGTCTTTTCAGTTTCTTCAATAGACTCCATAGGAACTACACTAGGTGTGTCCTGTGGTATTATGTCAAATGGATTCTTCTCTGTTGCCATTATATAAACCTCTCTTCTCTCTTATTATGTTGGCTTTCTTTTTCTTTTTCAAGTTTTAAATAGATTGTAAGATTAGGATCGTATTGTTCAATTTCATTTTGAGGAGGGTATTCTGTAAAGATTTTCGATTTGTCAAATATAGACAATTCTTTCATTGCACCTTCCT